AAATTATGTGTGCCTAACATCAATTCTTGTTTAAAAGATGTACACATTGCTTGTGTTATTGCCATTATAGCCTCCTTATGATATTTGCTAATTCTTTGTTACCAGTTTGTTCAATTACTTGAATAATTGTAGCACGTTCTTCTTTCTTTGCCAAATCAACATATCCTCTTAATAGATTTCTTACACGATCTGCAAACAAACGAGCTTGTTCTTGTATAGCAGGGGGAGCGTTGTCTGCCACATATACTATTTTATCAGTAGCCATATCAGCAATTTGGTCGCTTGAAAAACCACCATTTTGAGATGTATTTACCTTTACAGTTCCTATTTCTGCTGCATTAATTTGAAACATGATTATCAACTCCGTTTAGTTTTTGTATATCATGTCTTCCAAAAAGTATAGGTTTATTGTCTATAGGTTCTGGTGGAGCGATCTCAGACTGCTTCGTTATTAACAACCCTGTTTGATCTAGTTTCTGCACAAGAGGATCTTTTAATCTGTGATATCCGTACAACTTCTCGTTATCTGGTACGTTAGTGTCTAACAAACCAGATCTATTTGCCACCTCTACCTTTATGCCTTTTGATACGGCTATTGCACACCAAAACTCTGTGCAAGCTCTGCCAGACTCTGCCATGTATAAATTGTCCTTATATGTATAATCTATCCCATAAAGACAAATAGAAGTGACATTACTGTGTATAGCAAAAGCAATAGCATAAGGTACAGTGTTGTTAAAATAACAAAGATTGGTAGATTTAATGACCTCTTCGAGTGGATATAATTTGAGATTTTTGACTCTCTTATCCAGTTCACAAGTGTAGATAGGATTTTTGTTTTTTTTAAGAAACTCATTAGCAATACCTGTTTGTAATCCTGCGTTCTCTGTATCTAAAAATCTTGATACAGGGTCCATCATGAAGGTCTTGTCCACATGAATTATGGCTCCAATACAGTTTATTCCCCAAACCTCGTCAAAGGTTTCAGATCGTATTCTTGCGGCAACGTAGTCTGCATAACTGCCTCCTAATCCAACTATAGCTACTCTCATGTTCTTGGCCTTTGAGGTAATCCTCTTCTATAAGCATCTGTATTTTCTCTAGCCTCTCCATAATCTTTTAGTCTTGATAATGACTCTGTAAACCTTTTATCATACATTGCTAAAACGTCTTGTTCACCTTTCATAAAAACATAAGCCTCAAACAAACAGCCATATAATAAAGTATTTGGAGCATTTGTACTTAACCAAGTAGTACCACTATCACTTCCAGCAGTTAAACTTGTTGGTCTATAATAATAGTGAAGTTCCGTCACATACGATGAGTTTGGTGTCGGACCAATTATAAAATTGCTTACATCAAAAAGTGCATAATACTTTGGAGTTCCTGTAGTTGAAGAATTTGGATTAAACTCTTGTATAAAATTTACATCTTTTTGTAATAAAAACTCTTTAGAGCTAGAATTTGTAATTGACATACTAAAAGCTGATAGAAAATCAGAAGGAACTGCAAGGTATTGATTTCCAGATGCCATAGATGCAGTAACATTTTTTCTAAAATATTCTAAATCAACAGACTTTAAGATACGTTCTTCTGTTGTTTTTATGAAAGTATCTAAGGTAGATACAAAAGTTGTTTCTGTATTATCTGTATAGTTTTGTATGGCTGTTTTTAATGTTGCGTATGTAAAACTCATGGTGTATTCGCTGTGCCTCCCATTCCTGAATGGTTTGTACAATAGTAATAAAGAGTTGGAGCACTTGAAGCAACGGTTATTTCAGTATAAGCACCACTACTACCTGGTGTGCCATTGGTAGTTACTCCTGTTGTGTACTCTGAACCACCACCGTGAGTGCCATCTGAAGTGGTAGAAAATCTAATTGGATGCCCTGAGTTAGATGAGTCAGATTGATCTAATCTAAATGTTTGACCCTCTGTTAAAGTCAACGTGGCTTGTCTTGAACCAGCAATATAGTACTTATTAGCTCCAAGATATGATGCTACAGTTATCGCATACGATGTAAACGCTGAAATAGTTTCACTTCCAAGAGCAGATGTTCCTGCCACACCTGTTGCATTTACACTAACATTTGTTGTTGATGATTCTTCCTCAGATGAAGCTATTACACCTGTAACTGTCACAGTTCCCACAGAACCTGTTGCTTCTAAATTTGACGTTAATAACTTACCTAATATACCATCACCAACATTTGTATAAACGACAAAACCTGATGTTTCTACATCCGTATTTGGCCTTGCATTTCTTAATGCTTGAGGATCTACAACTTTTAGCACAGGGGTTAATTGTGGATGCTTAGACTCAAACTCATCTTTACCTACTAAAGAACCATTCCATTCTTTACGCATATCTCGCAATCTATATCTAAACCCAGAGCGATCTGATATACCATATGCGTGTTTTCCTGTAGCAAACCTAGACAATATTATAAAACCTCAGTTGTGGAGATACGTTAAAAGATGACCTATCTCTATCTTCTGACATAGCTCTTTCAAATTCTTCTTCATAAGCTGCTTTTAAAAGTTGTATTCTATCTGGTGCTTTCTTTATCGCTATGTAGTAAGCCAAACCAGCAGCTAAACATGGATAAAACCGAAAAGGTATTTCAAGAGTATTAGTATAGGCATCGGCATCATCCATGCGTGTTAGTGCATCATAATACAAAACATCTGTACTGTTTTCAGGTAGAGGCCATATTTTTAAGTTAGGTGTTAACTGTCTATCCAAAAAGAATTGTGTTGGTCTACCTGTTTGAGATTTGTTCGGGATAGCAAGATAAGAGTCACGACTTATTCTTTCTAAAGAATAATATGTAGAATCTCTCAAAACTGCTAAAGATAGAATATCTATAACATCAGTTCCTAAAGAATATTCGCCATCACTAGCAGTAACAGTTTGTGTTCTTTGTGTTATAGTCCATTGATTTAGACCCCTATTAGCCCACTCTAAAAGCATAAGATTTAAACTTCTCTTAGCACTTTTAAGATCATAGCCTGTTCTTGTTTCTAAACCACAACGCTCATAAGCTTCTTCTATGTAGTCAGATACATCTAATTCAAAATTAGTTGATGCAGAAGTAGCCATATTTTATCTCCAATCTAAGATTGCGTTACCGCACCTTTTGTTTTTTTTCTTCTATTAGCCATAATTGCACCGCAACCTCTCGCTACGGCTGTACCTGGTATTTTCTTACCATTAAATTTACGTTTAGGTGTAGACGTAGAAACACTACCACCGTTATTCATGTTACGAACTTTTGCTTTTTTTGTATTAGATACTACTGTTTTACCTTTTCTTCCTGCAACTTTCTTTTTTCTAGCAGTCTTTGCTCTTTCTGATTTGGATAAACTATTTGCTTTACTTCTTGGTAGACATCTATCTGGGTTCTTCTTGTCTTTAGACGTACCACACTTGCCCTTGATCTTACCATCAGTGCCTATGCGAACCCAATCTTGTTTTACCCAATCTTTAAGAGCACCCATTACTTCTTCTTCTTTCCCTTCGACCCTTTAGCATAATTGGGGTCTTTACAATATTTAGAAGCAGCCATATTAGCATATGCTGATGGATATGTATCAAAAGTTCTTTTAGCCCAAGCCTTACCAGCAGGACATATCTTACTACCTTTTGATTTCCTAGATGCCGCACCACCTTTTCTAAAATAGGTAAGACCTCTCGGCATATCCATGTTTTTTTTCTTTTGAGGTGGTTTTGAAATTTGTTTACTCATTTGAGCACGACCCATTGCCATTTAACATCTCCATCTTCTTCTTGCTTGCCGTAAACGACTATTAGGATTTTTAGCTGCTTTAGGAAACTTTTTCATTTGTCCTGCACTTCTAGCACAATATGATTTACGTCTATTTGCAGCTTTACTACCTTTTTTTACTTTACCAGTAACTGCTGTTTTTAATTTAGAACCAGGGTTATCTCTTTTGTAACGAGCAACACCTGCCTTAGTCATACCTGCTCCACTTTTAGTGGATCGAAAGTATTTTTTTGTTTTAGGTGGCTGTTTGTCTCGTTTCCTAGCCATCTAATTAACCATAATTTTTACGCATAGATAGTATTATGCTGTAAGTATCAGCACTAGAATGACCAACTGTTGTAAACAGTATATCTCCTGTTTTACCACTGCCAGCGTTATTTGGTAGACCACCAAACGCTGAATAATCGTGATGACCAGATTGATTTTCACCTAACTGCATCACAAAAACATTTGAAGTAGCATCAAAAAATATACTAACTTTCATACCTATACACTGCCACCATATCTTTTCTATGGTCACACCTGTACAAGTTTCTCCATTTGGTCCTGCACTTAAAGCACTTACATCAACTTTAGCAACGGCACTTTCTCCTGAACCATCACTAATGTTAGTAAATTTCATTATAAGATTTTTAACACCATCTTGTATCGTTTGACTTGTTACCGCATCAGCCATTTACATCTCCTTATTTAAAAGGGGGATTTCTCCCCCTATGATTAATAAACTGAGTACTCTATTTCAAGAGTGCCTCTAAAAGCTGTTAAGGCGGTATCACAAGTAGAACCTGCACCCATATACAAGTTTTTACTTGCTATTGCTGCACTTATATTAGGTGTAAACACATGAAAAGTACCAGCAGTGGCATCAAGATCAATGTCAACTTCAGTTACGGAATCAGTAGCAGAAATTCTTGGATTAAATGATGCAACACCAGCACCTACAATTTCTGTGCCTGAAGATATACCAGAGTTAGTTGCTGTGCCTGAAGTTGCACTTAATTGTAAGTTAGCTAATGAATTAGCATCACTAGCAGCAGCAGTTGTAACACCAAGAACTACTTTATGAATAAAGAATTTAGTCGCTGTTACCAAATCATCTGGGTGGTCAGTATTTAATTCACCTATTTCTACAAGAACATCATCATCTGCATAAGTCGTACTTGCTGCGTTTGTACTAGCCAAACTTATAGCAAATGTTTGAATTTTTCTTGTTCCTAATGAAATTAATTGCCCAGTTGAATTTACGGAAAAACCAGTTTGTGTGATAGCACCAGTAGTGCTGCTTTCATTAATTACGTTAAAACCGCCTTTTGATCGCACTGGACCTGAAAAAGTTGTATTAGCCATGTTAATCTCCTTGTCTTGGCAAATGTCAGTCACACAATGCAACTGTCAAG